AGTTCTCCCTTCTCTTCTTCAGACATAACAACACCAAAGTCATCTGTGTAACCATTGGCAATGGCTGTTTCCAAGCCTTCTTTACTCTCCACTAAAACAGTGGAATAAGGGTATGTGACTCCAGCAGAATAAAGATTAAGCTTACCGCCTTTCTTATATACGTTCCTGGGGAATATTATTTCTTTCTTAGACATCTCTTCTCCTATGTTTTAAAAAAACCGAGAGCGAAGCCCCCGGTTTTTTTAATTATATCACGGTACTTGGTTAAAGATCAGGATTCCTGACATTTCAGGACACTTGTTCACAACACCGAATCGGGTATCAAGTCTAAACTTGGTTTTCATGGTATTGATGTCATACTGTTTCTGCATGACCAGTTCAAGGCCGGAGTCAGTATTTCCTCTCATAACAGCTGCACCCGCATTTTCAGGAACTGCATATCTTCCAGGAAGAATCTCGATAGCATCTTTATACCAGAAGGTGTTGATTGCGGAAGTATCAATGTTCAACCAAGTAATGGCTGAAGTTGCACTTTCGGTATTAACAACACAATTCTGATACATAATCTCGGACTCTGCACCTGTTCCAATAGCGGGATCAATGATAGGAGGGGAGAAGGTGATTGTAGTATCATTGGCAGAGATAACACGGAAAGTTTTAAGCTGTCCAGTATCTTCTTTGGTGATGTGGTGTACAGCATTTACTGCTGCAATTGTGAAAGCATCTCCGGCAGCTACATCACTTATATCTCCACCGCCATCTGCAAAAGTCAGAGTCTGGTATCTATTGTCCACATTCAGTCTTTCAGAAGTTGTGGGAGAAGTTGTGATTGCAACGGGGGTGTATCCATTCCCTGTAGCATTAGTGGTATTCAGAGTAATTGCTCCACCTATTGCAGCAATAATCCTTTTGGAGTAATCCAGTTTCCATGTATCAAAGGAAGCGATCTGTCCAACATATGCTCTCTCATATGCAGAAGTAACTTTACTACCCATTGTCTGACGATCAGCAAGATTGCTTGCCATACCATTATAGTCACGAGTTGAAAGAGCAAGGATTCTATCATAATCCATTACACCCTGTTCATTCATAATTGCTTCTACAAGAGCAACATCATCAAAACCAGAAGCGGCTGCAGCTACTGGAACAACAAGGGTTCCCTGTGCCGAGGCTACATTAAGGATTGCAACATTGATATCAGATGCAAGTTTCTGTCTTGCACTATCACCCAGGCGATTTTCCTGGAGAGCATCTCTGAGTTCAGTTGCACTCATAATCCATGGAACAGATTTTTCAATGTTGATCGATGCAGGAACTGCCATCTGAGTCTTATCATTGAAGTTTGCACTCTGGTCCTGTCCATCAAAAGAGTTCATGACATAGGGCTGTGGACGCCAGATGGTATCCTGTGACCTTTCCATGCTCTGTTGATCCGTATTATACTTGGCAACATTCTTTGCCATTACTTCAGCATCCTGGAATCCTTCCAGAATCTGCTCAAAAGCTACCTTTTCTTCTTTATTAAAACTATTGGCCATTTAACTATCCTTATTTTGAAGTTTTCGTTTATATGCAGTAACTTTAGTGTAGTTACCCGATTTATCTGCTTCAGCTCTCAATCGTTCAAGTGTTTTGTCCCCGTTACCGGATATTCCTCCAGCTTTACCTGTGGAAACTCTTTTCTCTGGGCTGGGTGCTTTCTTACTTGTTACTTTCAATTGAGACTCCAATTTAGCTACTTTGAAGGCAAATTCTACAGGATCATTGATTTTTGCAAACTCTTCCAGTTTCTTGGGGTTTTTACCCAATGCATAAACCAGTAGTGCCGAATCCTCAGCTCCCTGAATAATAATACCCTGCTGTGTCTGTGAAAAAGAAGTTGATACAAGCTCTTCCATATCACTGAAATCTTTAAAACTATGTTCCTGTTTAAGATTGACATATTGTTCTTGTCTGTTCTGCCACACCTTATTCTGGTCTTCCACAGTTTTATCATTCTGTGCCTGCTGAGCCTTTACCTCTCTCTTTCTATCATTGTATGCTTCAAGTTCTTGTTCGTATTTGACATCATCATACTTAACTGATGCAAGTGTCGGTTTTACTCCAAGTTCAACAGGCTTTACAGTCTCTGTTGCCTTTGCATTTTCCTCAAGTTGCCTTTTAAGCCTCTTGTTCTCACTTTCCAGTCGTCTGTTTGACTTACGAACTTTTTTCACCCATCCGGGTGTTTCCTGATGTTCCTCTTCCTCTTCAGGAGCAGAATCACCTATTGTAACGATACGATCTTCTTCTTCCTCTTCATCCTGGATAATCGCAGGATTAGATTCTTCAGAAACTTCGGAATCCTCGATAGTTTCTTCTTGAATATCTTCAGGAAGCACATCTTCCTGAATCTCGTCATCAACTTTAATTTCCATTCTATACCATCCTTATCTCAAATGCAAGTTCTATCTCACATTCGGGTTTTGCTGTTGTGTAGGCATCTGTTGTGCCATCTGTTGCTGTTGTGCCATCTGTTGCTGCTGTCTCTGTTGCTGTATTTTCTCTACCTGTTCGATATATGCCCGGCTCTCCTGAAGTTTCTTGAGGTCTATTCCATCAAGCTTGTCAAGAGTCTCTGCCTTGGTCTTCTCTATTTTTGCCTTATCCAGTTCTACACCGGACATTACGCTCTGGATCTCTGCTTCAGTCTTCTTGGCTTTGGCCTGGGCTTCTGCTGCCATTGCTTCAAGAGCCAGTGAATTTGGATCGGGCTTAGCATTCTTGGCTGCTTCTGCCATTTCCTCTGCTTCTTCTTCTGTTGGTTTAATAACTCCCATCTGAACAAGATTTTTTCGGTAGTATTCCCGAACATCAGAGATACCGTCACCTTCCATGTTCATCATAGCAAGATTCTGAAGAACTTTTGCGTCCTGTGGATCTTGGGTAATTGCAAGCATTCCCGTGATTGTCTGTACAGTTGCTTCTCTCTGGGAAGCAGAAGAAGGTCCAACATCAACTGACACATCAAAAGTGGCCTTTGTCAAATCATTCTTATCTGTAACTTCCCCACTTTTACCTATTCCCGGTTTAAGTAGTTCAACATTTCCAGCCTGGCCCATATTATCAATGGTTTTCATTGTCCGGCCTTTTTCCACATATATATCTTTTGACATGGAAAGCCATACTTCTCCACATCTCTGAATAGCCTTGGAAAAATTAGACATATAGATGAAAGCCTGGCCATCTATTCTTTTCTGGATCATCTCATGGGCTTTACCGGAAACATGGGAAAGCATCTTATCTGCTTCACCAGAGCTTCCAAGAAGTTCCTTCATATCCACGTCTACCAGACTCATAAGGGCTGCCAGGGCCTGGGGGATTACTGGAGGTTTCGTATACGCAAGAGGACCGGCTGGCATAGGGCTTCCATCCAGACCTTCCATTGCATTCACCAGAAGGTAAGGATAATTCTTAATATTGTCCTCAGACCACATTACTTCATGTCCGGACATCTGCTCCGGTGTGAAAATGGGTTTTTCCACGGTGGACAGAGAAGAAATCTCCGCTAACTTGGAAGTAAGCATATTTTTGAGTCTCTGTGCATCCTTAACAAGTCTGACATGTCCCATACATCTTTCTACAGAATCAATGAACCATCTTTTTCCATATACTGGGATAATAGGTATATTCTTTCCCGCTATAATGCCGGCATCTTCAAGGATCTCATTCCCGGAAATAATATATTTATGGATCTTCTTCTTACGGACTTTCTTCTGACGAATCTCTTTTGTCCCGATAGCATTAAGTTCTGCTTCCAGTTCAGGATTCTCTTCGAAATCTTCCTCGGAGTATCTTTCCTCAGTCCCGGTGATATTCTCAAAGACCCTAATAGTCTCTTTTTTCTCTTCCACCAGGTAATATTCAGCAATATACACCAGATTCGGGGTATACCAGTCATATTCAATAAAATCAATCTCTTTCCACATAGAAGAGGATGGCTTGTCATATTCATTTTCAAACTCTTCATGTGTCATGGAGTACATTACAAAACAGTATTTAGCATCAGCCTTATCCTGTCTCTTGGCATCAAGATCGAAAAATACAGAAGAATCGGCATCATAGATCGGCTCAATCCGAATCCTCTGCTGCTCATTCTCATCATCTTCCTCATCTTCATATTCTGATACTAATCGGAATGCACCAAAACCGCCACCGACAGCTTCTTCAAAACCATTATCATATGCCTCTTCAGCA